GGCTCCGCGCCTACGGAAACGCCATCACGGCGCAAGTCGCGCAAGGGTTAATTGAAAGTTATATGGAGGTGAGAGAGGATCAATGAAATACAACATTAGAGTTAGGGCAGAATATGTAGGGTATTATTCAGTAGAGGCTAATTCTTTGCATGAAGCAGAACAGAAAGCACAAGAGATGCTTTTTGAAGAAATGAATGATGCAGTTGATGGATCATTTGATTTTGAAGAAACAGAGGGAGAAGAAGATGCAAACTAGATTACCATTAAATCAAGACGAGTTAGAGAACCTTGTCTTACAACACATTCGTATGTGGGTGGCGCACACAAACGGTCATGAGTGCCCCGATTTATTTCGGGACTACATGGATGACTTTACCAATTCGTTTCGTCGCAAGTGGTTCGACTACGAGAAAAAATATCATCTCAGAAAGAAGGAGGTGGCGTGATGGGTAAAGTGAAATCATGGGTGATGGATCGTGAAGGGAGAGCCGCAGATCGCGGCTCTGCTGATCGATACTATGGAAGAAAACCAGAGCCACACATTTGGTTGGATAATATTGGTAGGAGTGTTGTGACTGAGAGCAACATGACTGAGAGTGAAATCGAATCCTACATGGAAGGATGGCTCAATGAGGAAGACAGAAAGGATTGGGGATGAAAGTATTAGGAATAGCTGAAGTCGAATTAGTAAGCGTATTAAAAAAGAGACTAGAGAAGATGCGAGATGACATCGAATGGGCAGATCCTGATGATCCTAGACTTGAGGGCTTGGTTAAGGAGATAAATTACTACAAGCAAAAAGAGGAAGAGGGAGTTCTTTATGAACCGAATTTTTGAAGAATTTTTGATTGCAGGTATTATTATTTTTATGGTCTGTGGCTGGATTTTAGGAGTTCATTTTGGGATATTTTGAGCCCCGAACCCGAAGGCTGCAGGAAAGAAAAAAAATTTTTCTTGCCCCCCAGGACAGCTTATGTCATATATTTTTTAATAGGAACATCGCCTGTTTCCTATTATTAAACTCAAAATACTGAACTAGACCCTCGATGCTTTTTATTTCTGTTTTTGGCATTGGGGGTTTTTTTTATAAAAAAAATTATATTCATCGTTGATTGAGTATATAAAATATTTTATTAATTATATCACATCTAGAATAAAGGAATATTAATATGTGGATCTGTAAAAAGTGCAGTAAAGAATGGGAAGATACGGACTTTGCCCCCGACATTTGTAAGTGCGGTGGGGAAGTTGGACAAATTCAACCCGAAATTATGAATGAAGTTAACAAAGTTCTGGACGATGCGTTTCAGAAAGTATTTGGGGATAGATGGTAATGTCTTATGATTTTAAAGAAAAAATGCCTGATTGTATTGATACGTTTGTAGATACAGCTTGTGAATTAAGTGTTATTCTTGGCAAACCACCTGTTTGTTCTTCCCGAAACGGGCGCGTCTTAGCTTGGGATAATGAAGACGGGGAGGGTGGTTATTTCATGGATCTTGTTTTGCAAGATGATGGAAAAACAAAAGCTCTGTTTAGCGAACACACTGATCAACGCAAAGCTCACGAAGCTATAGGCTATTGTCGTTATCATGGGGTTCAAATTGAAATGTATTGGGAGGAAGAAAAATCTAATGGCAATTGAAGACGATAGTATTTGTATGCATCATGTTCTTGAAAGGCTTGGTGAGATTAAAACTGAAACTGATTTGAATAATTTCAAAGAGGATATCAAAGAAAAACTCGCTTACAATGAACAATGGCGCATAGATAATCCAGCTTACCTTGATTTGTTAGCGAAAGATGATTTTGACGTTATGAGGGCTATTAGAACAACTAAAGATAAATATGTTCGAAGGGCTCTTGATAAATCAGATAACATCGGATCAGCCGCCAAACTATTAGGGTTGAAAAATTATCAGACTCTGCAAAACTGGATGAAAGATTTGGAGATTAGTAAAGATGGATGATGATGGATTTAACACAATTCATGTGTTCCCGAAGCCCGATCACTACCCCGAAAAAAGAGAGTTCCTGGTGGAGATAGAAGGCGTTGTTAGAAAGACTTATCCTATTAAGGCTGAGAGCTCTGCAAAAGCTAGTCAGTTGGCTAAGAGCGAGTTCATCATTGAGTTCGGTGGTGATAGGGATAAGATCTTGATTAACGATGTGTGGAAAAACAAATGATCGAATACTTCACGGCACTTGTCATTGCATATACTTTGCATGGTCACGACATCGAAACAGCCGTATGGTTTGAGAGCGAGAAGCATTGTTCGAGAGCTATGGAAAACAGAAGTGCAGATTTTATGTATGACTATCTGTACGATCTGTATGGGAATGACATTTCGATGGGCTGTTACCCATCTGATAAGGTATCAAAAATAGTTAGGCCGCGAGTTCGGCCTAATTAATTATCTCTCGGCAGCTTATATTTTTTTATAATATTCCGAACAAATGTTTCGGTTGAAAACATAAATTCTGCAATTTTTGGTATTTCCATTTTTCTATTTAAAAAACTATTAATCATTTTTGCATTTTTAGATGAAAGAGGAGGTAAATTTTCTTTTTTATTTTCTTCTTTTTCAGACCAAGTTTTAACTTTAATTTGTCCCCGAAGATGAGGTTTTTCTGATACATCTATCCTGTTTTGAGCGCACCAGTTTTTGCTGTAGAGATCCTCATATCTTATTCGAGCCTCTTCGTTTTCGTATATATGACCTTTTGCTTTCGCTTTCATCATTCAACTCCATGAATTATATTTTGTTCTTCATGATACAAATCACCACCTACAACCCCGATAAATTGTTTTTTACCTTTGTCTGATCTTCTATAAGCACCTAACCTGCCATCTTGTAGTAAAGCTGTAACAGTGTTTTTAATTGTAGTTCTTCCATCATCTCTTAAATTAATAGCATTAATATCTGTAGATGGTGCGTTTTGAATCGATGCCCAAACACCATCAATATTACCATCTTTTGTCATATAATTACCCGATTGTTCCTGAAGACTGATAAAATTAAATACATATTCGAGTCTATTTCTAACGACTTCAGAACCAATAATACTTCTAATATCTTCACTTCTATCTTCTAGCAGCCCGTTGTTTGAGTTACGAATAAAGTGTCTTATGTCCCGATTAGCAACGCCATTTGACTTAACCACGGCTCCATCAAACACAGCGTTCCTTGTATAAGTAACGCCAAGATTTTTACATCGTGTCCTGGCTACACCCTCATCGACTTGCCAAACAGCGAACGCTGACCTGACCCCATCAACAATAGCTGACGTACCTCGAATAAGATTACGAGCTTCTTCTGGAGTTGTGACCGGGTCTTTATCTCTAATCTTAGCCATATGGTGATTGACCATAATCGTAGCCCCTGTTTCTGTAGCCATTTGAGCTAACAGACCCATGAACGCCGCGCCAGCCGCCGGATCTGCGTTTACATCTGCGTGTACAAATGAAGCCATAGGATCAATAACAACCAGAGCTAAGTCATCAATATCAAGCATTTCTTCATAAATCTTTTCAAACTCTGGTGATGTAACGTAGGTATTATCCGACTTCATCATGATCGGAAACACGCCACCTTCGTTTGGTAAAGGCACAATTAACAAGTCATGTTTGTAGTTTGAACGATTGTTCATAGCATCGAGTCGGCTAACTCTACGATGTAATTCATCTCTATCGTCTTCAGCCGATAAAATAATAGCTGATCCATGATGAGCAATTAATCCACCAAAAGATCTCTGCATGGCTTGACCAGATGCGACTTTCATAGCCAAGTCTAGTGTCATCATACCTTTACCGCTATCTCCTGCAGCGGCAAAAACACATGGTATTCCTAGCGGTATGGTATCTCCAATTAAAAACTTTTGTTCAGGTGGAGCTCCAGAGAATTGTTCTCCAATTAATAGACTTCTATTCTTGAGTGATAATGTCTTTTTTACTTTGTGATTCGGTGCGTTGAGAAACTTTGATATGTCAAAGCCCTCTTCAATCGCATCAGCCGCATCCCATTTTTTAGGCTTACCCTGTGGTGGCGTAAGCATCGTAACGGCCTTTGCGCCTGCGTTGACTCCAAGTTCTTGTATAATCCTGGCTAGTTTCTGTCCTGCTTCATCATTGTCAGGCCATATGATAAGTTCTTTACCGTGCAGTGGAGAGAAGTCGAACTTATCTTTGGTGCGCTGAGACAGCATTCCTGCGCCCCCAATAGTACAAGTTGCTGTATGTCCTAGTTTGATTAGTTCATCGGCACACTTCTCTCCTTCAACCCATATGACTCGATCAGCTTCTTTGATTTGCGGTAGGTTATAAAGGGGTCTTGTTTCTGGTAATCGAGGAAACTGACGAAATTCTTTCTTTGCACTGCCATCACTATCCTTAACAATCTCTCCAGTTTGATCTCTTTCTATATATTTTCTGACAGCAACAATAACCTCACCGTCTTCTGATAAATATAAATACTCAGCATCATATGGTGTTGAGTGATCAATAATTCGTTTTGTTTTGATTTGTTGGGTCTGTGGCTCTTCTTGTTTTGGCTTTATTGGATTCATGGGTGGTTCTGTTTGTGGCTTTTCCAACCAGGTAGAGAAGTGATCTGCTACATCTTTTATTTTCCAATTGTATGCCGCCATCAGGATTTTAGTTATTCCCCCAATGCCATCGCCTGTATTAAAATCCATACCGCGCATAAAATCTGGGCTCGATGGATCTATATTTATTTTTAAAGACTGACCGGGCTCTCCGTTTAAAGATCCCAGATAAAATTCATTACGAACAACTTTTCCGTTTGGATAAGCGTTTTTAAGAGACTCTACTTGCACATAAGACGGAACTCTATCCGTTATATCTGCGACTAAATCTCTCTGTCCATTACCATATCTTGTATTGCCAATTACCCTTAATGACATTATATTGTCCTTATATACCTATTTACCTCTTCGGGGGGTAGATCATAGTCCTTTTGCCTACCCCCTGATTTTTTAATTATTCCAACAAGTCTCCCTAAACTCGCAAAACTTACAAAGATAAAAATCTTTTGTTTGAGCTATGCGAGGTAGAATGTCACCTGCTTTAGCCGCAGTC